ATAGACGCCGCACCGTAGGCATCGTATGATTCAGAGCCAATATGCACTGAATTCTTTGTTGGGTCACGGTTGAGGATTGTAATGGAAGTGTTCGCTTCAATGTTGCTATCAATAACAAAGGCAGCGTGAGCATTTTCAAACAAAATAGTCTCAGTTGTCACATTTCCATTGAGTGAAGCATCTTGAATATTGACGCTCAAGTTTGATAGGAGAGAACCATCACCAATATGGTAAAACGCAGTCACATTACCGTAAATGTTGAAGGTCTCAATCAAGTTGGAATGATCCACGGAATCCACAGTAAGGGTGGTGTCATACGCAGAATTCAAAGTCTTAGACAAGATGAATTCATTGCTTGAGTTTTTGTAAAACAATGCAACATTGGAATCCATTTGCTCCATCACAATACCAGTATCATTACCCACACCAAAGTTGGTATTACCCAAATGAATGATTGGATCATCCACAATTAAATTCTCTACACCCACCGCTACAAAGTTTCCATCTGCCTTAAGATTTCCAGTCACCCACAAGGAACCATCAATGGAAACTAAATTTGGTGACATTGTCATCACAGTGTGATCCACAATCTCATTATTCGCAGTGTATCCCAAGACATTTGCCGCCAAATCATCAACATGTCTGATTGGCTTAATGTGTAGAGTGTTGCTCTCAAACGCCTCTAACGCCTCGGGTGACGCATTCAAAATAATTGAATTTTCAGGTTGTGAATTTGTCCCTGCCAATGAACCGATGGCAATAGTATTGGCACCCTGGTTGTTTGAACCCGCATTATAGCCAATAGCAATCGCTGACAAATTCTGTGAAATCTCACCCGCACCAGTCCCAATCGCAATGGAATCTGTTTGTTGTTCAAAATGCCCCGCCTTGGAACCAATCGCTATGGTTCGCGAATACCAATTACCCTCGTAATTGGCAGAGCCTATTTTGATCTGTTTCTCCTCGTCGCCATAAATAATCAACCCATTTGAGGTTGCAATGTTTGCAGTCACTTCAAACGCTGTTGTCGCATTCGCCAAAATCAATGTTCTAAAAGTATTTGCATCTAACTCCGCGGTTTGTTGCAAATTACTTGTAATATTTGACAAATACCGACCATCACCATGATAATAGTGCGCAGACATATTGCCATTTAGAACAAACACATTCTCCTCGGGATATAAATCTTCAAAGTATGCTATAGAACTTATATCCACCAAATGTTGAGGATTACTATTACCGAAACCAGTCATACCCCAAGGTACAATAAAAGCAGTTGGATAACCGTCAAATATAACGGTTTCCATTGTTGTGTTTCCAATTTCTGTAATTGCATGCAAGTTCATGACAATATCAATTGAACCGAGATCGTACAATTGTTTCGCTACTGGGTCATAACCCACCACATTGGACGCGTACTTATTAAACTCCAGATCTGTCACAAGAGTTCCTGAAGCTCCTCCAGCCTTCACCATATTTTAGAATAGAGTTAGAAAATTATATTAATTCGCATACATCAATGCCGCTTGTCCATTTTGAACCCTAAGGATATTATAACTTATAGCGTAAGTTGGGTATGTAATAGCATAATATTCACTATGAAGCTTGAAGCTTGAAACTCTACTAAAATTGAGGCAACCTGTTGGTTGAAGTTGGGTAACAGATATACCGAAAGCGTACATCATTACATCAGGAATCTGTGTGTTGTTTGAATGATAATAAGCAGGGATGTGCACAAAGTGTGGAATACAATATTTCCAATCTGTCATATCTTCGCCATTTATAGACATTTTCATTCGATTGTAATTTACATTAATGTCACCATAAAGTCGTGTGTCTGAGTTGATAATACATTTGACGGGATGATTAAATGTTAATTCCTGTACAAAATCACCAGATGCCTGGGTCTCCTGGACTTGGGTTATTAACATATCAAGGGGTCGTGATCTCAAGGATTGTCTTTCTTCTTCGCCCAAATGATAGTAATTGGCGTAGCATTCCCAATCATAGAATTCTGCATCCCGAGCCCAATACACTCGTACTTCCACATCATGGTATTGCATAGCACACAAGGGAAGGGAAGATTGAACATTTTCACAGAAAAAGAACCTAAATGGGAAGAAATAAGAAGTTCCTGAAAATCCTTGGTGGCAACCATAGAAACTCTTACTAATGTTGTTTGCCAAGAAATCAATAGCACACGCCTCTGTAAAGAGTGAGGTTTGGCGATCTATCAATCTACCACCAATATACAATTCGACATAATCAACCAAAGTACTCCAGTCACCGGATGCATACGCTTCTTCGTATGTAGGATCAGATGGGGCGATGTACATATATCCCACTAAATCACCCTTCTTTTCAACGGTGATGGTTGAAAATGTTCCAGCCTTGGGTAGACCAGTCATTCTCAATTTTTCGACCCCTTGACTGAAGTTTGTGTGTCTTTTATATGAGCTATTAAAAAATGAAATTTCTGGGTCACCAGTCAAATGAACATCCTGAGCTCCAATCGCGACCAAACGCTGAATAGCTGTTGAACTCATACTAATTTAATTATTAATCATATTTTTTTAATGGGTAATAAAACATGATTGACAATTAGAATTTTCATGGAAGAATGACACTTGGGCTCATGCACTTGAATTGAAGAACAAGAAAATGTTCATCGCTCGCTTGTGCTGGTTCAGGTATAGTATTACCTGTTTGGTCTAACAAAGAAATTGTTAATCTATCAACCCGACGAATTGGATTTGGGTATTCATGGGAGATTTCATAATGATCTCTCTCTTTAAACATAATAAGTTGTTCGCTTCCTGTATGTTCTGAGGGAGTTACAATACTTCCAAACGCACCCCGAACCCTGGAAATTTCATTTGCCCCATTGTATTCAGCGGAAGCTCTTTCACTAAACATTGTTTTTAATTCATCTATGTCCACATACAAATGTTGAACAGCATCACTTGTGTGAATATGAGTACTCAACAACTTAGCTTGAACAACATTCTTTAATGGTTCATTTAAATAAGCCGAAAAAGTATTTTTACTCGCCTGACCCAAAGTATCAACTGTGACCGTGAAATAATCAAATTTATTATCAGGGAAATTCATTATACTATATAATTGGTTTTTTTATTTTAAATAAGTGGCTCACCAATACCACCAACAACTTCGTAGTCAGATTGGTCGTAGACAATCTTTTGGATACCACACGCACCCCCTGGGGTTAAGTCCTTAGTATATGGAGAACCAGTCTTCGCTCCTGGAACACACTCCAAAGTGTAGGGGAGATCCATAATGGAATCGGTGTTTTTCTCCTTGATTTGGATTTCACGGAGAGCGTAGGTGGAAGAACCCTTGAACATTTGAAGTAGAACGGCAAGGGCAAAAATTATAACAATCCATCGCAAAATTTGTTTATTGGTCTTGTTCATACCAAACATCTTGTATATATTTGTATAAGAAAAAAAGTGAGTTAAAAACGAAAAGATAATTTAAAGCATTAGAGTATAATGGAAGAAATTGTCATCGACAAGGGTGAGGCACCTACCATGAACTTTGACGAAGATGAACAGCGCCTGTGGGATGAAATTCATATTTCTAAAAATAAAAAAACAAAAACCCTAAGACGCCCAGGTTCTACCATGCAAGCTCCCCCCGTAGAGGACGATGATGATGAGTTAGATGCTTTTGTAAATCCAATGAAACAACAAGCCGAAAAACCCCCACAGCCCATGTTTGGTAATCAGCAACACGAGGGTTACGGTGACGATGAAGATGATATGATGGATTATCAATCAGAAGTGGGAAGTTTGACAAGGCAACCACAAGCAGAAAAACCATCTACTGGATATTTTAGTGTAGACGATGAGAAAGCTGACCTGCTAAACAAACTCACCAGATTAGAAAAGAAGGGTTTCACTATAAACAAGCGTTTGAATGCCTATTCAGATGTCAATGAGATGAGAGCGGAATACAAGCGTATTATGTATGGAATAGAAGTAGAAGGTTCCATCAAATTTTCCAGGAGAATGCTCGTAGCCTGTACAACTGGTTTGGAATTCCTTAACAGAAGATACAATCCATTCGAGCTACAGCTTGAGGGGTGGTCTGAATCTATTATGGAGGATATTGATTCATACGATGGGGTCTTCGAGGAACTTTACGCTAAGTACAGAACCAAGATGCAAATGGCACCAGAAGTCAAATTGATTATGATGCTCGGTGGTTCAGCAATGATGTTCCACCTTACAAATAGTATGTTCAAGGCCGCTATTCCAAATGTCAATGATATTTTGAAGCAAAACCCAGGCCTCGCACAATCAATGATGTCAGCAGTGAAAAACACAGTTCCAAGAGCCCAAACAGCACAACAACAGACTGCACCACCCACAGGGGAAGACTATGAAATGAGTGGCCCAGGTATTGATTTGTCCCAACTCATGGGAACTATTTCAATGCCACCACCACCACCAGTTTCTTCAACATCAGTAAGCAGACCAGAACCAGTTCCACAGGATGATGATGACATTTCTGACATTGTATCAGACCATGGAGAGGAAGAAACCCAGGAAGAGGAAGAAGTTAAGGAAGTTGCCATCCCAGCTTCAAAACCCAAAAGAGGAAGAAAGTCCAAAAAGAATGAATTAAATCTTTGATTATATAAATGTTAAGCTATGCTTTCTTAGAGGAGGAAGAGGTTGAACAGAAAAAACCTCCCTCGCTAATTACTAAACAAATGGTCGCGCCTACTATGGTGCCTATTAAATCACCTATGTCCCAGGACGAGACAGAGTGTAATTTAGTAGTCATGTTCTTCGTTTTCGGAGTTCTTATCTTGGCTGTTATGGATTCAGCCAAGCGTTAATTATATTTTGTAATAAAACACTTTTGGAGTTTTTTCCTTCAAAAATATTTTATTTATTTGTTCTTTAATTGCTCCTTCAACTCCGCGACTTCTTTTTTCAATTCTTTGATACCCTCAACCAAGAGACCAACCATATTACCATACGCCAAACTATAGTGTTCATCTTCGGAACCCACAACAGCTTCTGGCAACACATCCAATACCTCTTGTGCCACCAAACCTGTCATTTGTTTATCATTCATTGTGAATGTGTAACCGTTCAATTTATCAATCTTTTCAAGAGAATTTTCAATCTTCTCAATGTTACTCTTCAACCTAATATCTGATGTAGCAGTCACTGTTGGAGCTGTCACCAAAGTTGTACCATTTATCGTTGGTGCTGTTATAGTTCCACTACCATTAACATTTCTGAACCAACTATCCCCGTTGCCATCGCGGGCTGTAAGAGTATTAACAGCCGCAGTAGGGGTTCCATTTGTTCTCAATGTTCTATTTTGACTACCATCATATTGAGAACCAGCTGAATAACTAATATAACTTGTAGAAGAATCTAATAACAAATTACCAGCCAATACTGGATTATTTTCAGCAGATGTTATCTTAGCATCACCATACAACAAAATACCATCACCATTAATCTCTATAACACCTGGGATATCGATAATTTTACCAGATTCCATATGTAAACCAGTGCCATTGAGAGAAGCAACATCAACATCATCGCTTCTAAATCTAATATCCACAGCACTTCTAGCATTCAAGAATGTTGTACCACCACTCCCCTGTCTCAACGCGTAAGCAATATTTGTTCTAAAATCCTGGTGTGTAAAAGTAGCACTATCATTGTGGGTTCCAGTAAGACCAACAGCAGCCCTACCAAAGTGATGATATGTATCTGTATCGTCCATCATAAACAATTGACCAGTTGCACCATCAAGTATTCCCAAATTATTATTTTCAGATCTAAAATGAATATCGTGGGCGGAAGTTGTGTTTATATATACATCCCCACTGGGTCCCTGTAAAAGGGCATATTGTGTAGAATCAATATGTTTGAAACCAGCATAATCTGAGTACCCTACATAACCAACCTGGGCTCTACCGATGTTTGCATAAGTATCGGTATCATAACCAATGTATAGATTACCATCCGTCTCAAGGGTACCATAAAAGTGTGTATGTAACTCAGAGTTTTTGGGTGTAAAAGTAGTCACAGTTTCATCATCATTAGTATAAGCAAAAACCAATTTCTGATCTGCACCACCCATGTATCCCATTAAAACATTTGAATCATTTCTACCCATAATGACACCCATATCCAATGTTCCGAGAGCATTGTTCGCAGCAAGCACGAGAACGCTGTCATCAACTACGAAACTTTGTGAAGAAACCGCGGCGAAAGCACCGGTAACAATCAAGTTTGCATACAAATACACATTACCCTTTTCATCAAGGAAAAAGTTATTCATTGTGACAACTTCACAGTTATTTGTGTATGTAAGGATATAGTGTCCATTTGGATCATTTCCCTCTTCTAATCGTCTAAGTGGTGTAATATATGTAGCATCTGGGAGACCTGGATTGAAATATTGATCTGTAGCATTGAAACAAATTGTATTAGATGTGGTAATATCTGTAAAAGAACCAAATGCCATTGTATTATCTCCAACAGCATTGGCTTTATGACCAATAACAATACTGTTTCTACCTTGTGAAACAGAAGCAGCTTGGACACCAAGAGCAAAGGAATTCGCACCTTGGTTAGATGTACCAGCTTCGTAACCCAAGGCCACACAGTTCTCACCTTGATTTGTTTTACCAGCTTCAGTGCCAATAGCGACTGAATTAGCACTTTGGTTGGTAAAACCAGCTCTACCACCAATAGCTACAGAACCATATCCTTGGGAGGTTCTACCTGAATTAAAACCAATAGCAATTGCATTAGCGCCTTGTGTATCATCACCAGATCTGAAACCCCAAGCAATTGATTGAGCTCCCTGGCTTGTTTGACCAGCTCGGAAACCCATAGCTTGTGAATAATCACCTTGTGTATCTCTACCAGCATTGTATCCAATAGCGACAGAATTAGAACCTTGTAAATATGAACCAGCCAAGTGTCCAATACCAATATTATATGCACCTTGTGCTTCCAAACCAGCTTCGTAACCAATAGCAATAGCATAACTATTTTGATTAGACTGACCCGCACCATAACCAATAGCAATAGCATTTGAACCTTGTTCTATTTCACCAGCATTATGACCCATTGCCATTGTTTGGTCACCTTGGGATGTTCTACCAGCACCATGACCAATTGCGAAGGCATTACTACCTTGTTCGGTTTCACCAGCGCCAGAGCCAATAGCTATAGAACGATCACCTTGTGATGTTTTACCAGCACTAATACCAATTGCAAAGGCATTACTACCTTGTTCTGTTTGACCCGCACCAGAACCAATCGCAACGGAACCCGCACCTTGTCTAGTGTGACCAGCATCTTCACCAATAGCTACAGCATTAGAGGATTGATATGAACTCGCGGCATTTGTACCTATCGCGACAGAAAATGGTCCTTGTCCGTGAACACCCGAGCGGAAACCAACAGCAGTCGCATATGCGTTTTGACCCTCATTACCAGCACCATCACCTATAGCACTCGCATGAGAACCCTGGCCCACTTCACCAGTCTCACGACCAATAGCAGTAGCTCGGAAACCTTGACCCTGATTACCGGCACGATGACCAATAGCCACCGAATATTCAGCTTGACCCAATTGACCCGCTTCATTACCAATAGAAACTCTATGAGCATTAGAGAAACCTGGTGAATGCACTACACCATCTGGTTGAATACCACCAATCATAATTGATGAACCTGTAGCAGATGCATCTATAAGTATATCATTTTCAAACTTAATGTTTGAAGCAATAACAAGAGATTCACTTGGATGACTCATACGAACAACATTCGCAGTCACATTATCATTATTTACAACTTGATCCAAATTTACTGTGAAATTATAAAGATTACTAGCATCAGCAGTTATGTAAGAACAAACAATATTACCCGATGTCCACAACTTTGTTTCTGTTGAATCATTTAACCAAATATTGCTCCCAACATCCATTGTGTGTACTGGGAATTCATTAGCAATACCAACATTTGATTCAGTTATAAGACTCACGGTGTTTTCAACAAAACGAACTGTGTTTGCAGTTGTATTACCAATATTTGTCACATAATTGAATGTAGAACAAATACTACACACTGGCACATTTGTCAAATAACGACCATCACCCTTGAAATAATAAGAACGAACATTACCTGTAACGGTTAGAATATCATCTTCGCCAGCCTCATCGATGACATATAAATTACTACCAACATCTAAATTGTGAACTGGATCCACATTACAAATACCAACATTAGCAAAAGTAACAAAAGCGGTTTCACTATTTGCAAACTGCACTGTATTTGATGTGACATTACCATTATTCACAGAAGCTTCTAAATCTGTAGAACTCACTACATTTGTAACTAAATTACCATCACCTGCAAAACCCCTCGCAACAATAACACCATCTACAAAAACTGTATTCGCAGAGGTTTCATCAACCCAAAACTTTGAACCAATATCCAATGTGTGAATTGGTTTAGTATTAGCAATACCCACATTTGAGGAAGCTGTAAAGCTTGTAGTTGGGTGTTCAAATCTTAATGAATGGGGTGTATTATTACCATGGAAAGTAGCACTTTCAAGGGATGAAATAGCCTTTACATTTGTAATAAGAGTACCATCACCAACAAAATGAGTGGCCATAATGTTTCCAGAAATCATCAAATTACCAGACGCACCAATATTACCTGAAACAAACAATACATTCATCCCAGCATCATCAATATACAAATTACTACCAACATCCAATGTGTGAATTGGTGATGTATTAGCAATACCCACATTTGAAGTTGTAGTAAAAGCGGTCTCCGCGTTTTGAAACTCTACAAAATAAACAGTGTTTGCACCCCTACTCATAATATCGTTAAAGTCGGAGGTCATCACAAGATTTCCCAAAAGAGAACCATCACCCTCAAATGAATCAGCCACTACACCACCCCGAACGGTCAATACATTCGCGAGTTCATCATTGACAGAAAGATTACTACCCACATCCAAAGTGCTAGTTGGAGCTATATTAGCAATACCAGCACCTTTGACTGAGACGAAGGCAACCTCTGGATCATTGAATTCTATAGTATCTGTAGCGACGTTACTCACAAACACAGACATACTATTAATATCTTACAATTTTTTTTATTCAATTATTAAACACTTACTAAATAAATTATCTCTACTTTCTTCTACTGAGTTCTTTACTTTAGGAACATTGAACCCACAATCTCTATAAACTTTGGATCTTTTATAATACATGGCGTTCAATATAGACCAATTATCTATAATGTCATAAATATGAGGAACATTCTTCTTACCAGGTGTTTCTCTCAATATACGACCAACAGACTGCTTTATATCACTCTTAGGTGTAGCCAATATAACGGTGTCAAGGGATGGAATATCTAAACCCTCGTGGGCCTGACTAAATGTTGCAAATATAATAGGCTTCTCTGCAGATTCATTCAATTTTTCTTGCTTCATGCCACCCATATATAAACCAGACTTATTGGGAAATCTATTGTGTAAATATTCACAATGGAAACGACGGTCGCTCAATACCAATAATTTACGACCCTGTTTGTAAATGTCTCTTACCAAATCCAATATCATCTTATTTCTTCCTGGGTGTTCAACAAGCTCTGTAATCATATTCACAAGGGACAATTTACCATTTCGCTGTAACGGTGGAGATTGTGTGTACATGGGACACTCATACTTAATTGGAAATACCTCTACTTGTTTCTGGTTTTCCCTAAAAGCTGAGAAAAAGGTTGGTCCAATAAACCAATGAAGAACCTTTGACAACCCATCTTTCCTTTTTGGGGTTGCAGACAACCCATAAATATGTTTTGGACACAATTTAAACATACTTTGGGAAAATACTCTCGAGCAGATATGGTGGCTTTCGTCTATTATAACTGTTCCAATAGAATCAAAATCATTTGATTGATATTCCCTAGTTGAAAGAGATTGAAGCATCGCAATAACAAAATCACAATTTGTCTCCAATTTATTTTGTTGAACTCTACCAATTGTTGCATCTGGACAAAATTGTTTAATCTTTTCTTCCCATTGGTTCGCCAAAAATTCTTTATGAACAACAATCATTGTTCTATATTTCAATTTACAAGCAATGGCAATAGCAGTCACTGTCTTTCCAAAACCACAATCTAGGGATAAAATACCATGACCCACCTCAACACCTTTTCTCAGGGCTTCATTTTGAAATGTTTCGTCTCTCAACTTCCCAATAAATTTTACATCCTCAGACATCCTAGAAGGTTCAGGTCTCCTATCTTCTTTGGGAATTCCAAACTTTTCAATCCCAAAATATCTAGGAATACACAAACCCTTCTTTGACTTACGGAACACTTTAAAGGGAGGTGGAGGAAAACTAAACTCATTATTAACTACAGCTCTCACTGTTAATTCTTTTTTTAGCTCTGGTGTTTCAGGAACAATATAACCAGAACG